TGTCGATTGACGTACCAATGACACAGGCCATCTCCTCACTCTCTCAGAAGATGCAATCAGCAGCAGGCCGTCAGTTGACAGAAGTCAACACAAAGCTTTCCATGTTTGGAAGGAGTGTGACTGCTGCCATTGCTGAGGAAGCTGGCCTCAGATTCTATCTGTACACCGGACCCATTGATGGCGTGACACGTGACTTTTGTCGTCCATTGGTTGACAAGGTTGTGAGTGAATCACAAATGAAGAAGCTCAACAACAAACAGGGTCTCCCTGTCAAGACTGCTGGTGGTGGGTACAACTGCCGGCACTCATGGAGTCCTGTGAGTGAAGGATTCATCAAAGCCGCAGGCCTCGACAGAGCAAAGACAACAGACATATCAAAAGCAAATGCAGGAGCAAAGAGATGATACGAAAAGCAATAACTGGTCAAGATCATATGTTTGAGTGGAATGCTCCTTCACCTATCAACGGAACACCTTCAATCACTTTCAAAGTGTCAAGTGATGTGACAAGCAACTTGAATCAATCAAGAGCAAACATCACTGTTTCTGCAATTGGCAACGATCGCAGGACCTTGACGATTGCAAGCTCTGACTCTCTTGAGAGAGATCAAGCCTTTGCATTCTTGAGGACGGATGGAGATGCTTGGTATTCAATCAAGATCGTTCGTATTGTGGGAACAACTGCGATCCTTGCCGATCCTTTACCTCGTGAGATTGACTTGTCAACAAGTGCAACCATTGAGTTTGCAATGTGGTATGTGACAGCATCATCAGCTAATGTCACTGCGACAAGTGGAACTTTTCAATACTTAGTTTCATATACTTCAGATCTTGGACAAAACAATTTATCCAACTTGGACAAAGGAGTGATCAAGGTTACTCCAAGACCGTTTGACACTGGCCTTGATCATGATGCTTTTGTGAATCGTTTTGCTCCACTTGCTGACATGGTGCCACGTCGTCAAGCTGACTTTGCACCACAGATCAAAGCTTCTCTTGATGAGCTTTCATTGATGCTCAGGGATCGTCTTGGATCTTCCAACGTGACAGAAGATGAGATCTTCAATGCTGAGGCTTTCGAGCTTTGTCATGCTTACTGCACAGCTGCTCGAATCTATGAGATGAATCTTCAACTTGACGCAGCCGATGCAATGAGAGCTCGTTGCATTGAATTGATGGACTTGGCCTTGAGATCGGTTGACTTGGATCTTGATGGTGATGGTGTCATTGATGACGGTGAACTTGACCTTGAAAAGAACGGTGGCAAGTCCACAGACTTTCGTGCATCATGGAGAACTTACAACAAGACTGAATATGATCAAAGCTTCACACCAACGAGATCGATGAGGCACTAATGACAGTCAAGGTCAAGCTCAATCTTCCTCGTGATATTTGGACGGCAAAGGATACCAAGGCACTTGCATCGAATACCGTTGCAACTGTCAAGCGTCGCACCATGAAAGGTGTCAGCTCAAAAGGTAAGAAGTTCAAAAAGTACTCAACAAATCCTTTGTATGTTTCCTTTCGTGGTGCACGACTCAAACCCAAGGGAGGCACCAGGTTGTCAAGGACCGGCAAGTCAATTTATTATGCTGGTGGATATCGACAATACAAGGAAGATTCAAGGAAGCGTCGAGGAGGACAGGGTCAAACTGCTGAGGTTGATCTTGTATTAAGTGGTCAATTGATGAATAATCTTGTAGTACTTGAAGCAACTGAGACTCGTTTCAGAATTGGCTTGACCAAACATGTGAGACATTATGGTTATGAAGTTCACAAGGTTCGTCCATATATCGGATTGACTGACAATGAGATTGATACGCTTGTGAATGCCGTTGCTTTTGACATATCCAAGAAACTAGGGAGAAATACATGAGCAGAGGAATCTTCCAAGCATTGAGCAAGCTCAAGACAATGATTGAGGCAATTGATCCAAAGACTGACTCTCATCATGGTTTTATCTGCATTGATGACGGCTCGGGCCTTGTCTCTCCACTAAACACAAGATTTCAGAGTCAAAGACAATTTACTCTTGAAATCGTATCTCTCGCAATGGATGACGGCAGTGCCGGCCTCAGTGGTCGCAAGCGTGTCACCATCGAGATCCATGTGAGATATGCCATACCCAAAGAGGAAGGCTTCAAGATCCGCATGATGAATGAGGATGCCGGCAAATTGATTGATACAATCAAGGGTCCTCAATATGAATTTAATACAACAGGGATCATCTCGGTGATACCATTGCAATCAAGAGCAGAGTTGATCACTGATGACGTTGGTGAGATCCTTGGTCACTTGCTTGTTGTTCCTTTTGATCTTTTATATTTGGAGGCTTAAATGAGTGTTACACATAGAAGCTTAAGCGTTGCAGTTGAATCTTCCTTTGGTTCATTGTCAGCATCAACAAATCTACCTGATAACTCAGGATACACATACACCTCGATTCCTTGCGAACGTGAACCTATTCTGATTTATGGTGACGTTGTGGCAAGTGAGAGAAATGATGCAAGAGATGGTTCGTATCTTGTACCACCAGAGCCGGACACTGTTTGGAGCGGTGGAAATCGTGTGCGTCGTAGAACTGGACAAGTCAACTTGAGAGTTGATCTGACAACAATCGGAAGCACTCCAAGCGATTACTCTGCAAACTATCTCGGTTATTTATTGGGTGCAGGATTCAAGACTCAGATTGGTGCAGTTGCTTCAGTCACAGCTTCAAGCGTGACAGATGTCAACAACTTTGCAGGTGCTGGATTCAGTGCGGCAGATGTTGGAACTTTATTATCAAGCATCATCAACGGTGCTGTTGAATACTCTGCAATCACTGAGGTGAGTGGTACAGACATCACAGTCTCACCAGCTTTCTCAGCAGGATTCACAGGTACACCAACATTGAGAGGGACTCAAACATGGTACCCCGGATCACGTACTCAGACAGGTACAAGAAATCACTCATTGACTTTCCGTGTTGATGGTGTGAACTTCAGATCATACGCTTATGGATGTGTACTTGAGAGCCTTGCAATCAGTCTTGATAATGGTCGCTTAATGGGAGACTTCACTTATCAAGCAGCACTTATTCAAGATGATCATGCGAGTGCAGTGGGACCAATTGAGCCAACATATAACGCAGGTGCTCCACCTTTCTTCAGAAACTCTTATGTTGTGATCTCAAGTGCATCACCTTCCTCATTGACAAATGCAACAAGTGCTGACGCACTCGGACGAATCGCTGTTGATTGTGAGGACTTCTCTTTGACTGTGACAAATACACTCACACCATTGGGACACTCAGAGTCAATCCTTGCAATGTCTGACATGGAAATCACTGACTTGAATGTTGAATTGACTTTGACCTTGTCAACAGTAAATACAACAATTGCAAATGATTATTTCAATAGAACTGTTCGTCAGGTGTTAGTAGGGACAGGACCTTCAGCTGATGGCGAAGGTTGTGCAATCATGATTCCTGCTGCTCAGCTTGCAGATGATCCGTCAAAATATGATGTGAGTGGTAATGACATCGTTCGTCAGACTCTCGTATATAATCAATCTCGCTATGCTGGTGATGTTGATGGTGGATCGGCTTATGAGTCAAATGCAGGATGTTCACCATTCAGAATCTCACTAGGACTTTAATATGGCCATTAACTTTCTTACATCGACAAATACAACTTTTGACGTGGTTGTCACTGCTGACATATCAGTGACTTGCACAGATGATCAACGTACTCAATACTTGAGCACTGGTGATATGAGTGTGCTTGAAGATGTAGGAGAGAAGGCAACTGTTTTCACTCTCAGACCTTTGGGTCCTGCTGAGAGAGAACAAGCCGAGATTCGTGCCGGTGCCTATTCTCGCAGTGAGCTCGGTCGCTTGCTGTGGGTTGAGGCTCCGAACGATCCAAGAGAGAAAGCAAGATGGCATCACAAGCTTCCAATTGATGAGCGTGAAGCTTTTGCTGATTATGAAGCATACATCTCAAGAGTGTATCTTGAAATGATTCGTGAAAGCCTTGTGTCAATCGATGGTCAACCAGGTACAATCGAAATGATTCAACAGATTCGTCCTGATGGAATGCGAGTGACAACAATCACAGAATTGGTTTTGCATATCCAACGAGCGTCTCTTGTGGGTGACGAGGGAAAATAGCTCTCGCCTCTTCCATATGGATACCTTTTAGCAAAGGGAGAGGTTGGGATTGCTCACAGTGTAGGAAGGATAAAGGACTGAGGCGAAAGCGTGGGAATTGTGGAGGATCATTTCAGCAAGGACTTCCACAAGCTCAAAAGGATGAGCTTGGATTGTTTATGCCGGCTTATCGAATCGCACCGAACTCAGGAGAAGCATACTCTGATTTGAAGATCAGATCTTGTCCCATTGCAGACATGAACCGGGTTGCTTCACTCATTACAAACTACAACAGAATCAAGACGGGATTGATCAAGATGGAGGATATATATCCTTATCCTACTTGTGCAATCATTGAAAGTCTTGAGATAATAGAATATAATCACAACCAAATGATTGCACGTCAACACGAGCAAAGCATGAAGGAGGCTTCATATGGCTAATGGTGGCACAATAGAGATTGATGTCGAGCTGACAGGGACCAAAGATATTCGTGATGGTCTTGGCTCCATTGGAGAGGCAGGAAAAAAGCTTGCTGAAAATATGGGGTCAAGCAATGAGAAGCTTGGTGAAGGTTTGGGGTCAATTGGTGAATCCGTCTTTGGTCTTGTCGATGCCTTTGGTGATCTCAAGGGAAGTATAGGACAAGCTTCTCAAAGTGGTATTATGGGATTCACTGCCTTGCTTGGTCCCATTGGGATGGTTGCAACGGCAGGTTTTGCACTCTATGAAACATTCAAGTTGATCAGCGGTGCAGCTCAAGAAGCCGAAGAAAATGCAAGCGCGATGGCTGCTGCTGCTGGTGACTTGCAAAGCAAGCTTGAAGCCTTGAGTGAAAAAGGTGTTTTACCACTTGGAGACGAACTCCAAAAGTTATCACTTGGGATTCTTGAGTCACAGTTTGCAAAAGAGAAATTACAGTTTGCACAAGAGAAGTTGACCAAAGCTTTTCAAAGACAGTTTGAAGCTGAGCAAGAACTTAAAAAAGCAAGAGGTGAGAATATTGAGATCACTGCTCAGAATGCACGTGAAGTCATCAACCTGGCAAACAAACAAGATGAAGCTCAGAAAGCTTTTAATAAGGCTCAAAAGGAAGTTGAAAAACAACTCAAGGTTTTAGAACCTTTACAAAAGCAAGTATCAAAAGATCTTGAGGAGCAAGCCAAGAAATACAAAGAACTTGAAGAGAGTTCTGCTGAGTTCCTTTCTGCTAAGGTCAAAGAGAACATTGAGAGACTTAAGTCACTCAAGATCATCGAGCATGAAAACAAACTATCTGAAGAAGCTGCTCAACTTGCAAAGATTGAGATTGAGAGACGTGCTCAACTGGCTTTGATATATGCCAAAGAAAACGAAGAGAATCAAAAAGCACTTCAAGCACAAAACAAAGCGATTGAGGCAGAGATCCAAGCACTTGATCAGAGAGCACTTGTCAATCAGCAAACAATCAAGAAGATTGAAAAGATTGAGAAGGAAGCTGAAAAGAAAAGACAAGAACGTGAAGAAGAAGCATGGAAGCAGCTCAAAGACGAAGAGACAGAGAGAAAGCGGATGCTCAAAGGAGAGAGCAAGAAGCAACAAGGATCTTTGCTGAAGAGGCAAGGATTGAACAATTGAAGATTCAAAGCCAAGAGGACTCGGTACAAAAACAAATTGAGCTGATTACTCATCAATACAATGTCTCTTTGAAGCTGGCCAAAGACAATCAAAGACAACAACAGATTGCAGTCCTCACATATTACAATCAGCTCAATGCAATCACCAAACAAGAGGAAGCAAAGAAAACAAGAATAGAGCAAGAGGAAGCTCAAAAGCGTCAAGCGTTTGCACTCGAAACAAGACGCTTCAACATTGAGCAGACTGAGAATGATCTTGAGAGAGAGCTTGCACTTTTACAATTCAACTATGATCAACAATTACAACAGGCTCAAGGCAACCAGGAACAAATCACAGAACTTCAGAGAAGACATGGAATCGAGAGATTGAGCTTGATCACAAATGAATCAAGACAGGCCATGAAATCAGTTCAAGGTTTCTTTGGTCAAATGGGACGTGGCTTTGCTGAGGCTGCCGTTGGTGCCTTGTTCTTTGGTGAATCCTTCAAGGAGTCAGTTGGTGCTTTGCTCATGGCCTTGTCACAACAAGCCGCAGTTGAAGCACTGATGAACACAGCCAAAGGTTTTGCAGCTTTAGCAAATCCAATCACAGCACCAGCCGCAGCAGGTTTCTTCAAAGCAGCAGGTATCTTCACAGCTGCCGCAACT